AAACGAGGGTAAATAATGGAATTAATCCTTGACTTCTGTTTTAAATACCCTTATAATATGGGTATAAAGATTGAGAGAGATATATTATGAACAAAGACCTACTTGCTAAATTACTTGCCACTGAAGACCTTACGGTCGTTCATGCTAACGCAAAGACCGCTTCGTTCAATGTTAAAGACCGAGTCTTGACATTACCGATGTGGAAAGAAATGACTTCCGATACTTATGACCACTTGACTGGTCACGAGGTTGGTCATGCTTTATATACACCTGCTGATGGTTGGGCAGAGTGTGTTAAAAACAAAACTAAAGGTTTCACTTCTTTTGTCAATGTGACTGAAGATGCTCGAATCGAAAAACTAATTCAGAGAAAATATCCAGGACTTCGTCGTCCTTTCATTGCTTCATATAAGAAGATGTTGAAAGACGGTATGTTCGGTGCTACTATCGACGAAATCAACGAAATGAAATTGATTGACCGTTTGAATGTTTACTTCAAAGCAGGTTCTACGGTTGGTATTGAGTTTACTGATGAAGAACTTGTCTTCGTCAAAGAAATGGAAAGTCTCGAAACTTTCGAAGATGCTGTTGCTCTTGCTGAGAAACTTTACACTAAAGCAAAAGAAGAGGCAGAGAACGAAGAACTCGAAACTGAGTTTGATTCGGTTTCTGGAGATTCAGACGGTGATGATGAGTTTGCCCTCAGTGAAGACGGTGGGTCTGAAAAGATTGAAGGTGTCGGTGATGATTCTGGTGCGGGTGATGAAGAAGATGATAGTGAATATGAAGACATCGAAGGTTTAGATGGTTACAACACTGGTGGTTCTGCTGAGTCTGAAGACCCTTCATCATTGACTGACAGTGCTTACTACGATGCTCTTGAGTCTGAGTTTGGTGACGAATCCAATAAAGAGATTAAAAATATTATGTTACACTCTTCTAAGAATGTTAAAGAGTTAATTGTTCCTTACAGAACAATCCTCGAAGACTTTGCTGAGTATTATACAAATGATAAAGTTATGTATTATAGTCAAGATGTCCATATGGATGCTAGGTCAGAAAGACTTTACAGAGAGTTCCTAACCAATAACAAAAAGTCTATCAATTACCTTGTCAAAGAATTTGAAATGAAAAAGTCTGCTAAAGAGTATGCTCGTCGTTCTCTTTCAAAGACTGGTGTGATTGACTCGGTTAAAATGAACAACTACTTATTCGAAGATGACATTTTCAAAAAGACTACGATTGTTCCTGAAGGTAAGAATCACGGTATGATTATGTATCTCGACTGGTCTGGTTCAATGTGGGAATATATGAAAGACACAATGACACAGTTGCTTAACCTTGTTCACTTCTGCCGACAAGTTAACATTCCTTTCCGTGTCTATGCTTTCACTGATGGTTATACACTTTCAGAAGGTGATGTCGAAAAGATGAACGCCAAAGGTCTTGGTTATGAGTCTGTTGGTGTTGGTGAGACTTACTTCCACGATAGTTTCAGATACTTAGAGTTATTCTCTAATGAGATGAGTAAGAAAGAGTTTGTTGGTATGGCAAGGTTTATGGCTACCTTCGGTGAGAACACTGACCATGCCCCTCGTAAATACAGATTATATGCTACTCCAATGGACACTGCGATTCTTGGTGCTTCTGGTCTGTTCAATGAGTTTCAAAAGAAATACAGAAGAGATTCGGTTTCTACAATCATTCTTACTGATGGTGTCTCCCACCCACTTAAAGTTAAAACTGAAAGATGGGCAGGTGATGTGACTGACTATGAATTTAGAAACAGTGGAGTTACTACTTTCATCAATGACCCAGTTACTAAGAAAAAAGAGAAACTTTCAACTTACGGTCGTAACGAAGTCTATACTGAAATGTTCTTAAGATTCTACAAAGAGAGAACTGGTTCAGATGTGATTGGTTTCAGAATCCTTCCTACTAAACAATTGAAGAGAGAGTTGCGTTACTTAAACCTCTACGATAATGAAGTTAATGAGATTCGTAAAGACCTTAGAAAAAATAACTATGTGTCGATTCCAACTGAAGGTTATGACAAATACTTTGGTTTGAATTCAACACCGTCTTCGAATGGTTCGTTCGAGGTTGCTAACGATGCCACCATTGCTCAATTGAGAACTGCTTTCAAGAAAGCAAGTGGTCAAAGGGTTTCTACTCGTGCCCTACTAAACGAGTTTGTCAAGGTGGTTGCTTAATGAGTAACCACACTGGAAAAGAGTCTATTATTCCAGGAAATGTCCTTGACTTCAAATCCCATTGTGTTATAATATTAATATAGTTGATTGATAAAGGAGAAAATGCCTATGACTAAAATTGAAAGAGAAAAGTTTGTAAAAGATGCGGTTGCCAAGTTTGGTTCGACTGCCTCTAAATCAGACTTAGTTGACTTTGCTAAATCTTTGGGGTTTGATAAACCTCGATTCCTATTCAAAGATGACAAACGAGTTGCTCGTGGTGTCTACTCTTTAGTTGACAAAGTTGCTAAGACTGTTGTTGCCGAATCAGTTGCCACTGCCGATACTGTTGCGATGGCAGTAAAGGTTGACGACTTCAATGTCGAGTCTGATGGTTTCAAAGAGAATCTGATTCCAGAGGTTGACCCTCTGTTCGTTCCGTTCGGTAACTTTGCTACTGTTAAAAAGATTCTTGATGCCAAGATGTTCTATCCAGTGTTTGTGACTGGTATGTCTGGTAACGGTAAGACCTTCAGTATTGAACAAGCATGTGCCAAGTCTAAACGAGAAGTGATTCGAGTTAACTTGACTGCTGAAACAGATGAAGATGACTTAATCGGTGGTTTCCGTCTTGTGAACGGTGAGACCAAATTCTTCAAAGGTCCAGTTGTGAAGGCGATGGAGATGGGTGCGGTTCTTCTACTTGACGAGATTGACCTTGCCAACCCTGCCAAGATAATGTGTCTACAGTCAATCCTTGAGGGTAAAGGTTATTTCATTAAGAAGACTGGTGAGTTTATTACTCCTTCGAAAGGTTTCACTTGTGTTGCTACTGCCAACACTAAAGGTAAAGGTTCTGATGATGGTCGTTTTATCGGGACTAACATTCTGAACGAAGCATTCCTTGAGAGATTCCCAATCACGGTTGAGCAAGAATATCCTACTGTTGCTACTGAGAAAAAGATTCTGGGTCGTGTGTTTGATTCACTAGATATCAAAGATACCGAGTTTGTTGGGAAACTTGTTGACTGGGCTGATATCATTCGTAAGACTTTCTACGATGGTGGTGTTGACGAAATCATTTCTACTCGTCGTCTTGTCCACATTGCCAAAGCCTTTTCAATCTTTGGTGACCGTATGAAAGCCATTAACCTTTGTATCAATCGTTTCGACGATGAGACTAAGACTTCTTTCTCTGACCTTTACACTAAGGTCGATGCTGATGTCCTTGATGACGGGACTGAGGTTCCAGAAGGTTTCACTAGGGTTACTGAGGAAGACGAGATTGACTTCTAAATAATCGTTATAAATAAAGGGTCGGATAAATTGACATTCGACCCTTTTTTGTATATAATTGTTGTAATGGAAATAATTGAAATAAAAGCACCAATCTATAAATTCAAAGTTTTTAATCATAGTATTAGGAAACAAGAATTATTAGATTCGATTCAAAATATGGGTATTCATTCTTGTATTGTATCAAACCCAAAAAGTAATCAAAGAATTTCAAATACAGATTATCACTTAAGAAGTGATATTCCAAAAAACTATATTTCAATAATCCAAGAATTATTATCAGAATCACTTAATGAATTCTCACAAATGATGGATTCAGAATTAGATATGAAAGAGGGTTGGTTTCAGCAGTATGAAAAAGGAGACGAACACGGTTGGCACGACCACCCAGATTGCCAATTCTCTTCTGTATATTATGTAGAACTTCCTAAAGATACACAAACGAGATTCAAAGACTATAATGGTGAAGAATTTACAATTGATGTTTCCGAGGGAGACTACATAATATTTCCATCATTTTTATATCATCGTTCAGCACCAAATACAAGTGATGATAGAAAAACCATTTACGCAAATAACATAAACTTAAGGAGTATGTAATGAATATTGAAGTCCCAATGAGTGAACTCAAAAAGAAAAAGATACTCGTGGCAACACCAATGTATGGTGGGAACTGTCACGGTATGTATTGTAAATCGACAGCAGACCTTGCTAAACTTGGTCAAGCATATGGGATGGATATCAAGATGTTCTATCTGTTCAATGAATCTCTTATCACAAGAGCAAGAAACTATTGCGTAGATGAGTTTATGCGTTCTGACTATACTCACTTAATGTTTATCGATTCTGATATCGGTTTCGACCCTAATGATGTAATTACACTTGCTGCTCTAATGGACCACGAAGATGAGAAGAACGGTAAACATATTATGTGTGGACCGTATCCAAAGAAAACTATCGCCTGGGAAAAGATTGTAGCAGCCGTTGATAAAGGATTTGCAGATGATAACCCAAACAACTTAGAAAACTATGTTGGTGATTATGTATTCAATCCAGCAGGTAATCAGAAAGAAGTTAGATTAGACGAACCAGTTAAAGTATTAGAAGGTGGAACTGGATTTATGATGGTAACTAAGCATGCTTTCAATAAGTTTGATGAAGCATATCCTACTTACAAATACAAACCAGACCATGTCCGAACTAAACATTTCGATGGTTCAAGATATATCACAATGTATTTTCAAGCATTAATTGACGAAGAGTCAGAAAGATACTTATCTGAAGATTATATGTTTTGTCAATGGATGCAGAAAGTAGGTGTAGATGTTTGGTTATGTCCTTGGATGAAACTAATGCATACTGGGTCTTACACCTTTGGTGGTTCTTTGGTTGACCTTGCTCAGATTGGTGCGAGTGCGACTGCGGATCCTGATTCAATTAAACAAATGAAGAAATAATTTGAAAGCCGATATAGCACAGTTGGTAGTGCAACTGATTTGTAATCAGTAGGTCGGGAGTTCGAGTCTCTCTATCGGCACCAGTTTTTATTGAAGGAGTATAGTATGAGTAAATACAAATATAATGAAGATGCGTTGCTCAATGAATTGTTCGATTACATTGATGCGACATATGATGAACATTACTCAATGAATAATATTCAGTCTACTGAATTCATTGTTGATGCTGGACACGGTCTTGGGTTTACAATCGGTAATATTTTAAAGTATGCCCAGAGATACGGTAAGAAGGGTAATCCAGATGATGCCCGTAAAGACTTGATGAAAGTGTTACATTATGGTATAATGGCTTTACACATTCACGATTTAAATAATGGAGACCACTAAAAAATGAAGATAAGTGAAAAAACTACTGAAGTATTAAAAAACTTCTCAAGCATTAATCCAAGCATTGCTTTCAAGGCTGGTAATGTTGTTAGAACTGTTTCTGAACAAAAGAATATTCTTGCTCAAGCAATCGTTCCAGAGACATTCCCTAAAGACTTTGCTATCTATGAACTAAACCAGTTTCTAGGTTTAGGTTCTCTATTTGACGATGCTGAGTATGATTTTGGTGAAACTAATGTTACAGTAAGTGAAGGTTCTACTAAGTCAAGATATACTTACACAGACCCATCAATGGTAACATCACCACCAGAAAAGAATATCGAACTTCCATCGACTGAAGTTACATTCGATGTCACAAAAGAACAAATGACTAAAGTGATGAATGCTGCTAATCAATTGTCTCTTCCAGAGATTGTTGTTCGTGGTGATAACAATAAGGTTCGTCTAGTTGCTACTGATACTAAGAACCCTACATCAAATGAGTTTGCTGTTGAGGTTGGTTCAACTACTGCTAAGTTTGACTTCGTGTTCAAAGTAGAAAACTTTAAAATGATTGGTGGTAACTATCAAGTTTCAATCTCTGCTAAAGGTATCTCGCACTTCAAAGGTGCTGTTGCTCAATACTGGATTGCTACTGAATCTGGTTCTTCATACGATGGATAACACAACCTTAGATTCTCACCAACCAACTGGAAGAGAATATAGTATAACTCATTCTAATGATTTTATATTACAAGTTGATAACTTTTTGGATGAAGATGAAGCAAAGGGTTTTGTAGATTTGTTCTATTATATGAAAGGAATGGGTCTTACTGCAAACAGACAGCAAGGTGAGGGTGTAAGTAAAAGTTTCAAACAAGATGAAGCTACTTCAATATACTACACTAATCAAATGATTGATGCTACTAATAAGTTTACAGAAGAATATAATTTAACTCACGATGGAACAAATTTTATAGCAAATGCAACAAATCGTATGTGGGATGTTTATAGATTATATGAATCACAATTTATGATTAGTGATATGGTTTATAATTTGACTAACCCCGCAATGAAAATACAAAAAACAGAACCATCGGAGGGATATCATGTATGGCATACAGAAATAGATGCAGGATTTCCTCAATCATACCATAGGCATGTTGCTTGGACTGTTTATTTAAATGATATTGAAGAAGGTGGTGAAACTGAATTTTTACACCAAAAGTTTAGAGTAAAACCAAAGACTGGAAGACTTGCTATGTGGCCAGCAGGGTTCACGCATGTTCATAGGGGTAATCCACCTCTAACAGATACTAAA